GGAAAAACCCACCTTGGTTAGTTAATTCTGTCTGTTGTTTTGCTTCTACTTTAGATGTAATAACAATATTTAAACCACTACCTAAATTTTGTGGATTACCACTAGATACTAAAGTTACAGTTCCTCCGGGATTTGCATCCTGATCATCATTTAGAGTGACAGTATAATTAGAAGTTAATGTTAATACTGTTTCTGCTTTTGTAGTTGTGTCTATTTGTATAACTTTTACGTCTGATGTATCAAATACTTTAAAACCAAAAGCAAAATTATTTCCACTCGTAAACGCAGTAGTCTGCCGACTCGTTGTAGTTATAGCCATAGGATAAACTGTTTTACTATTATCTAATATTACAAGCGATAATTAGAATTACGGTTACACCTTTAATTTCTTTGCCTACGTCCAGACTTACCTGTAACTACACCTCTGATAAAGTCTATAGGCCCTTCTGGTTCTACTCTGCCAGTTCCAACATCTTGTAAATAACCAAGTGGTCTGCCTAATATTGTTAATGGATAATTACTTATTAAAGATAATAAAGTAAATACATCTTTAACATTTTTACCAGACACATCTTTATCAGGATCTACAACAGCTTGCAACGCACGAACTGTACCTGTAGTACTACTTTCTAATGTAGATATAGATGGACTTGTAGATATACGATCATCATATGGTTTGTCATTTAATACATTAAAAGGTACAGGCAATATGTTTCCACCGGGAATAAATGCAAGACCAAACCTTAATGGTTCAAAAAATAACAACTCAAATATTTCATCGAGGTATCCATCTTCATCCGCATCATTTAAATTACCGCCAAAGAAATTAACAATAACACCAGATACAACTGCCGGTAAATACAAACCAAACATAAATGTATATATTAATCTTTCACTACCTTTACCAGTAATTTTATATCCCATATCGTTTACCATTTTTTTATAGTTTGTCGCATTTAAATTTGCCATCATGTTGAAATAGCTAGTAAATTGCAACAACGATTGCACTAATGGTGTATCAGTTTGAAATGCTGCTCTGTCTTCTGGCTGTAAACTATCTTGTGTCATACGCACATTTGCATCAGCTTGTGCTATAGCTTCTTGTTGTGCTACAGCATCTGGCATAGACATAGGTTTGTTAGCTAAAAATTGATTGTAAGAACCTATCCATACAACACTATCAACTTGGTTTTGAAATGCTTGTTGTATAAAATATGCGTGTTTGTTTGTCCATGCGTTTATTTTTTCAAATTTGTCTGGATTAATAATTAAATCATTTAATGTATCTTGTATATCAAACATCTGATTATTTTGACGTTGATCCATGAAAGGTGATAACTCTGCAATAATTTCTTGTGTTTTTGCAGGGTTCATATAGTATTGTTTTAAACCACTACGCATATATTTACCTTCAACTTTTATAAGCGATGGGAAATTACCAGTAAATTGTTGTACAGCGTTTTGAAAATTGGCAAACATAATACTGTTTCCAACACGTCTTCTTAATTCTCTAAAAAAGTTATCCATTAATCTATTTTGACCACTTAACATTGTTGTTTGTCGTGCTGCGTTATTAAGCCAAGGCAACAACATATAATCAATTGCAGATGGTTTTACAGCAGTAAGTGCAGCAGCAAATTCTTTATTTTTAATTATTTTTAAAACATCTGTTACGGCAGGTTGTACATATGCAAAACGCAAAGCGTCATCTATATGTTTTACCATTGCATTTAAATGTAAAGATAATGGTCGGTTATATTCAACACGAGTCATAGTAAAACCTTTTTGTACAGCAGGTAATGACAATCTAAAATCAGTTTTTAAATCTTCTAATGCTGCATTTCTTTGTGCATCTTTAACAATATCAATATCAACTTTTGCAGGTACATAACCACCTCTGTATGTACCATATTTATTTATAGTAGGACTTGCTTCAACAACTTTAAAATAATAACCAAAAACATTTCTATGAGTCTTTTGCATAAGAGGTAGCATTTCTTCGTTTAAATCCCATACAGCTTGTAAAAAATCAAAATCCTTTTTAGTTAAAATATTTGAATCAATCATGCGTTTAACAAACGTATCCCATTGTCTAGTATCTAACGATCCGTCTTCATTTAATTTGCCCCATTTTCTTCCTAATAATAATTTTCTTAAATTACTTTTATTACCTGTATGCAACATAGCACCAAGCAATTCGACTTTACCTCTACCACTATGTTGTTTGCCAAATGAATATACCGTATCAAATTCGTTTGCAACAATAACAGTTTCTCCAAAATCTACGTCTTGCAACATTTCAGCATATCTTTTTGTGTATTTAATCTGTGCTGTTCTATATTCTGTAAGACTATTTTTAATTGGTCTCCATATATATTTTGTAAATGGCCCTGCTTCTAATCCTTCACGTTGCAACACAGCACCACTCATTTGTCTTGTCGCACCATCAAATTCATCTGCCCAAGGCTCTACTCTTCTCATTCGTGCTTTTTGATCTTCAATCATAGAACCTAATTTTTCTAATCTTGTAACAGCTTCTGTCATGCCTTTTATTTTTGCTTTAGGCATTTTTTGCATTGGTTCTACTAATTCTGGAATAATTGCATCTAACTCTAATTTTTTTCCTTCTATTTCTATCTGTCTTTCTCTTCTTGATTGATACCATAAAGATTGTATAACTTCATCTAGTGAATCAAAATCTTCTACTGCTAAATCTTTTATATCTTTAAGTTTAGTTATTTCATCAACTTCTTTAAAAATATTAGTAGTATTTCTAAGATTTGATTGTTCTCTTATAATTGGTTCTAATTCTAAATATAAGTCTTCATTATTATTTTTTAAATTTTCTATATATACGTTTGGTGATTCTACTGCCGGGCCAAAACCGTAACTAGCTAATATAGTTTTTGCAACATTTACTAAATCTACATTTCTTGTGTCTTTCATATCTTTATCTGATTTCTTAAATAATTTTTTAAAATTATCTGTTGCTTTGTCGTAGCGTTTATGTACTTCTACAGCTTCTTTTGCTAATTGATTGTTTAATAATTGTGCTTTTTTAGCTTGTATTGTTGCTTGATTATCGCCTTCACGCATTGCTTTTTCTGCTGCCTTAGTTGCTTTTGCTTCTTGTCGTGCAAATAATGTAGGTCTTACCTCTCTTAATGTTTTCTTAGCTAATATATCTTTTGCTACTTGTTTTGCTGCTGCTATTTGTAATCTTTGTGGCTGCATTACAGTAGCTAAAAATCTTAATTCAGTTGCAATAAATCTTGCTCTAGCTTCGTTATGAAGTGCTTCCTGTACTTCTAATTCTTGTTGTCGTGGATCTGTTAAATTACTGAACTCGTCAACCATACGTTGATCTGTTCTTTCTTTAATTACATTTTTAATTGGTTCTAAATCAACAAGTGCATTTATCATATTTATTGGATCTTCGTACCCAAACATTTCTGCAACTGTTTGCACTGGCATACCTTTTTTAGAAACCATTCCGTATTTACCTGTACCAAGTTGTTTAATTAATGCATTTGCTGCTGCATCGTCATAAAATGGCAAAATATTTTTTATACTATCTGGATGTATTTTATTACCTTCTTTTACTACAACTTTTTCACCTTGATCATTAATAGTTTCACCACGTTTTAAATATTTTTCTAATCTATATATTTGCTGATTTTCTGCTTTTACTGTTTCTTCTTCTATTACTTTTTTGCGTGTAGCGTTAACTTGTTTTTGTAAATCTTTTAATACTTTACTTCTAGCGTTAGACAGCCATTTTACTTGTCTCATACTAGATTTACTTAATTTATCAATAGCAACATCCTGTGCTTCTTTTATAGCAGCAGTATATTCTTGCCATGTTTTATTGTCCATTCCACTTTCTTCTTGTGTAGTAAACATAGCTTTCATGCCATACACACGTTGTGACTCTATAATCTGCTCTTCAGTAGCTATCATGCGATCCATTACACCTCTAACTTCGTCAGTTAAAACTGGTAAATCTACACCGTTTTCTTCTCTATATAATTTATTTAAATCATCTCTAATAGATTTATATACTTTACGAACCCATTCACCAAATTTATTAAATATATCTTGCAAATTTTTATTAGGTGCTGCTTTTTTTTCTGTTATATATATTTCATAATTATATGCAAAAGCTTCATGATATTTTCTTTTCTGATTTATATCTAGTTTGCTCCATTCAGTAATATTTTCTACACCCCAAAAATCTAATAAAACATTAAAATCATTTTTTATCTCAGGTGTTGCTGTACCAGACACTGCTAAATCTTCCATAACAGTTAGCATATAATGTGCTGTCTCATGGAAAAACGTAGATATATCTGCTTCTGTAGTTAAAAAAACAGTTAGTGTCTTAGGATCAAATCCACCTCTACCACTGCCACTTTTTTCTTGTTGTTGAAATATTTGATTTTCTCTAACTGGATCAATTACGTCTACTGAAATAGACCCTCTAGGTTTTCCAACATTGAGTCTGAAATCTTTCCGTCCATTTGGGAATTCATCATCGAGACTAAGTCGAGAAGGTTCGATTCTGATCCCAACTGCGGTATCACCATAGCCAGTATCTGTGATAGCTCTGGTGGTAACGTAGACATCAGGTTCTCCAGAACTTCTAAGTTTACCGGACTCTCTGATTGCGTTTGCTGCTTGTTTGTTGGTGTGGTGGTAAACGGTGACAGTTCCATCTGGGTTGAGGGGAAGTCCTGTGGTTTCGTCTGTTTCAATATTATCTCGTTGTACAATTCCTCCTGTTCCTTCTCCAGATTCACCTCTTCTTGTGCCGATAGTGGCCTGACGTTTGAGTTCATTGTCTACCTCCTGTAATGTAGTTTGTATGTCAGCATCTGACACACCTAGTTGTTGTGCCAAATTAACAGCAGCGTTAGCGTAATCAGGTGCTTCGTTATCCTGATAACCTGTAGTTTGCTCTGCTTGATTAAGTTTTGCAGAATCATACAAACGCTTTTCTGGATACCAAACTAACGCTTGTAGATCTGCCATTGTAAGCGATTTTTCGTTTTGTTGCAATAGGTTCAACGCTTGGTTAAATACTTTTCTAATTTGTCTTCTCTCTACTGGCCCACTAGGTGCTTCTTTTTGTCCGTCAATAAATTTAGCTAAACCATTACCACCTTTACGCAATTCATCACCTATACCTATTCTTTCTATATTTTTTTTAGGTTCACCTAAAACAGATGTAATAAGTTCTGCGTTAGCCGTATCTTCTATAGTTGCTATTTGTGCCATTGCTTTTCTATTAGCAGGTTTCATACTTGCTTTTTGTATTGCTACAGCTACCTCATCTAAATTACTAAGTTTTATTTTTATTCCAATTATTTGTTCAAACGCTTTTTTATCTTTTAAACTTAAACCTTTTATTAATGGTTTTAATTGCTCACGTTTTGTCTTAGCTTGTTTTTTATAATCAGTTATTAATGTACCTGTCATTCGACCCCAAGTACGCATTAACCACCTATCCATAGTTAATTGCTCAAATTGACCATATAAATTTGCAAAAAATCCATTACCAATTTTTGGCCCCATTACCGCAGCACCATAAACCATTTCAGTTTTGTTTTCTCCAGACACAGTGCTTCCAGTAAAAGCTTCTACATCTTTAACAGTGTGCATAGTTTTCATAAATTGTTCAAATTCTTCAAACCCTTTTTCTTCCATTAACTTATTAAATAATTTCATATTGTTATTTATTGCAGCACTTGCATCACCTATGCCTATGTCAACTGGCATAACACCATTTTGTGAATAATAAGCATATGCTTGTTCTGCTAATTCAAAATTCTTATCTACTTTTAAACCGTTTGATGTATTTGCCAATGCCCAAATAAAAGCAAACTTTGCTTGTGCATCAGTAGCTATTTCTGGATGCACTTTAGATAATATTGCTAATGCTTTAGTTACCTTTTCGTTATACCAACCAACTGCATTTGGATTAGTTTCTAATGCGAACTCAGCATCTGCAAGTAAATTTTTTACAAGGTGTTTTTCTGTTTCTACAGTAAATTCAGATAAATTAACACTTACTTGTTTAGCAGCATCATTAATACGTTGTTGTAAAGCTACTTTAAAATCACGGTTTGTGGCATATTGTGTTTCACTTGCAAATTCAAAACTATTTTTTAATTTTCCAAGTTCTAATATTTCAGCAGGTATTGGTTTACCTTTTCTTTGTGGTTTTGCTTTTTGTGCAAATAACTCTTGTTGTTTTAATATATCTGCCGTTTCTCTAGACCATGTACCGCTGTTAAATGTTGACTTAACTGCTGTGTTATCAAAAACTACTACTTCATCAGTACCGTCCTGACCTCTTAATATTGCACCATCATGGCCTTGGTCAATTAATCTTTGTTTAAATCCTTCAGCAGCTTGCTCACCACCCATCCGTATATCTGCTTTTTCTTTAAATGTTGCATAGTATGGATTTTCTAATCGTGCATACAGTGGCATTATATTGCGACCTGCATCACCTCTTTTGTTTATTGTATATATTTCTGCACCTGCTGCTGCATTTTTACCACGATACATATACACACCTTTACCTAACCAACCGAAATCTTTTTTATTAGGATGATCTAAATTAAATTCATTAACACTATCTCGTGTACCGTGGTACAAAACTTCTGGTTTACCATCTTTTTTTAAAACCGATTTACCAAAAAAGTTTTTGAATTGTGGTGTTTCTAATTTTACAGAACCGTCTTGATTAAATAATTGTTGTTCTGGTGATATTTGTATTTGATCTTGAGCAACAACTGTATATGGAAATCTAGCTGCAAATTCTTTAGGTGTTATACCTAATTTATTTGCTTGTATAACTACAAAATCACGAAAAAATGTTGACGCATACTCAATGTTTTTTGGTGTATATTGTTTAACCTGTTGTAGTTGTAATTTAATATCTTGCTTTACTTGTTTTGCACTAGCTACAAATTCGCTAGATATTTTGTTTTGTTTTTCGATAATTTCTACAGCTTCTTGTCTTATTGCATCTTGATTTTCTTTAAATTGTGTAGCTTCTAGCCTACTAAAACCATCACGGTCAACACGCAAATGATCTTGTAAAAAACCGTCAAATTGTGTACCTGCTAGTTTTGCTGCATATTCACTAGTTTTTATTACTACATCGCCTTGTCCACCAGATTTATTTATTTCTATAAGTTGTTGTGCAACATCAGGTGATACTTGTTGTATGTCTTCTATTGTTATGCCGTTGTTTATTATTGCTTGATTTAATATTTCTGCGTCTATATATAAATTTTGTATGTCTTTATCTATTGCTAAATTTTCTACAAAACTTTGAAATTCATTTGGATTTCTTATTTTTGTTTTGTTATTAACAGACTTTTCTGATAATTCTTCAATAAATGCAGTATCTTTTGTAGCTTTGTTTGCTCTAGTAACATCAGATATAAATGTTGGGCCACTACCTACAAGACCTACTAAAGTCATACCTTTCATAGTCTGTATAAAAGTTTTGCCTAACCTATCCCCTACTTCTTGTAATCCTTCTGTATTTGTAAGCTTTAATTTCAAATCTTCTCTATCGCTAAATGCTACTGCTAAATCACGACCTACAACATTTGACAATTCTTGCAATACTTCTGTACCTGCTTCTGTTATATTTCCGCCAATATAATTTTTAGCAAATTGCATTATTGCTTTGCGTCCTGTTGGTTTTGCTAATTCTTTTACAATTGCTTTTGTAGCGTATTTAGATAATTGCTTTCTTACAGGAGCAGTTACTACACTAGCACCGACCCATTCCAACAACATATTAGTAACACCAACACCAGTTGCTATATGTTTTGCTGTTTGATCGTCAACACCTTCAGTTAAATTTAATTCTTCTACAAGGTCAAGGTATGTAGAACCTGCTTCAATTTTGTATGTTTCTAACCCTAATGTTCCTAAAAACCCTACAATAAAGCCACCTTTAGCCGTAAATATAGATCCCGGCCCTAATACTGAACCTGCTGCTCCACTAGCAGCACCTGTATATAAACCTGTTTCTAAAGCAGTTGGTAAAGTTTTAGAATATTGGCCAAAAATAGAAAAACCTTCTTCTAATATGCCAGATCCATCACTATTTAATTCTTCTAATCTCTGATTAATTTCTGCTAATTCTGCATTTAATTCTTCGTTACCTTTGCCTGATTTTTTTAAATTACCTATTTTTCCTCTTCTTACGTTTAGTCTACCCTTTTCCCATCCTTGTGCTATGTTATCTGGTGCTCTTTTTATAGCATCAAACGCATATTCTAAACCTTCTAAATCATTAATATTGTCATAAGCTAATGCAGCAAACGTAGGGTCAGTAAGTTGACGCATTAATATAGGACTTTTTTTTGCTAATTCGTAACTTAATATTTTTTCTTTTCTATTTTTTTCAGCTAATAATTTAATTGCTTCTTCACTATTTAATGCAAACTCTTTTGGTAAATTTAATTCTTTTGCAAGTTGCAAACCCTCACCAACCATGTCAGGATCTTTTTCTAAAACTGAATTAAGTGTTTGTCTGTATTGTGCTTTTATTTCATTTTGCTTGTCTTCTTCTCGTTTTTTTAAAGTTTCAAAAAATGGATTTTCGGTGTTTAGTGTATCAAGATGTTCACCATAATTTTGACTAGGTGCTAATTTTTGTCTTTTGTTTAAAGTGTCTAAAAATGGATTGTCGCTCATAAATTATTTTCCTCCTTATATTTTATTATTTCTGCTTTAGATTTCTTTTTGCCATGCAATACATATTCGTCTGCAATCATTTGTTCTGTGTATGGCATATTTGCTGCTTCATAACCTGCTATAAAATATTCTCTAACATCTTTTGGTATACGTTTTGTAAATATTTTTTTACCACCAACAAACACAAATGCATCTCGAAATTGATCATCATCAAGTGCTTCAGCAGGTATTTCTATTCGTCTTTTGCCTAAAGGTGTTCTAACATACACTTTGTCATTTAATATTTCATTTAACATATTTTGTTTTTCTTTGTTTGTAGGCTTTTTTTTGTTGTCAATTATAAATTGATCTATCCTTTCTTTCCATTCAGCCTTTAATTGTATATAATCTTTTTTCTTATCTAAATCAGTTTCACCAGTATTATCTTTTAAACCTTTGCCTTTTTTCTTTGTAAAAATAGTATCAAATCCATATGTTATTAATGTGTCATCGAACATAGTTGAATCAGCAGTTGCACTACCAGTTGAAGATTCTGTGCTTAAAGAATTTGCATAATTTTTTAAAGCTAAATAATTTGATTTTGATAACAAATGACTATATGCAGATAAATTAGTTGCTACTTCTACTGGATTTTTTTCTAATTCAATTATGGTATCTAAATTTGAATTTTCTGGCTGTCCTTTTTTTAAAATTTCTTGATCCTTTGGTGTATACATTTCAATATCTATATTATTATCAGCAAGATTTTTCCAACCACCGTCTTCTTCAAATGCTATTTCTTTTGCATTATTAAATGATTCATTATAAACAGTTGTTCGCTCGTCTTTTAATTTATTGTATTTAACATCTAAATCTTTTAATGCAAATGAAAGTTGTTTTGGATCAGTAATTGTGTCTTTTAATTCTTGTTCTAATTCTTTTTTAGGACGTAAACCTGTAATAAAATCTAAATTATCAGAAAAATCATTATCGTAATTAATACCTTTTTCTATTATTTCTAAATCATTTGCAACTGTTTCTACAAAATCACCTTGATATGTTTTACTAATTTCTTCATTAATTAACTTGTTGTAATTTTCTATAATTTTTTTATTATCATCTGTTCCAGATTTTGCTTTTGTATATAAAGAATCAGCTTTTTTCACACCTAAATGCATAATGGCAAATGTATGTGTTGGCATATGTTCTTTTATTATTGTTGCATTAGAATCAAGCTTATAAAATTTTGATTCGTTTCTTATTTTTTCTAATGTATTAATATTGTCGATTTTTGTACTACCTGCAACATTTATATATTTAGTATGTAATCCATTTTTAACAGAACTACCCATACCGTCATCAACCATATGACTACTTTTTAAACACATTATTTTACTTGATATATCTAAATAATTACCAGTGTTTTGATTACTATAATTATTTAATACACCGTTAACGCAAGATTCTAAATTATATTCTCCTTGTTTAAGATTTATGTATTCTGTGTTGCCTGTAGGAATTGTTTTGTCAGGATTAAAACTATCTTCATATAATTTTGCTAATTCAAATTCTTCAATTTTAGTTAAATTTTTTATAACGTCTTTAGCAATTTCAAGTTCGTATTCCATTAAATTTTTTAAATAAATAGAACTTAATGGCCCTTTGCTTATATCTGTATTTTGATTATTTAATTCTGCTCTTCTTTTAATTAACAATTTACCTGTTTCAAAAAATTTTTCATAGTCACCATCAGGTTGATTAAAAGTTAAATAATTATTTTTTGCACCCATTTTGGCTATATCTATTTCTGCTTGGTTCTCTTCTAAAATAGCTTTTTGTTTTTCTTTTAATGAATGTTTTACTGCACGATTCATGTCTATTCTTTTATATGCAGAAAATTTACTATTAAAAATATCTTGTGCATTTTTTGTATTTAATCCACTACGATATTTTTCTGCAATTTCATCAAGATCTAAACTTAATTGATCTGTTTGTGTAATAGGTTTATTTGTAGTAATGTCTGTGTTTACTGTCGCTACAGTAGCTGAACCAGTTAATGATAAATAAGCATTTACTTTTTCATCTGCTTCTTTTTGATAACTATTAGCTGCTTCACCTGCTTGTAAATCATCTTGCTCATCTTGCAGTTTTACTGCTATTTCTGCTAATTGTTTTTGTGCACGACTTAAATTGCTTATACCTTGTACAGTGCCTGTATCTCTAACAGGTTCAATGTTTGTAGCAGAAAATAATGGTGCTTGACCAGTTTCTAATTCTACTGATGGTGTTGTTTGTATAGGAACTGTTGCCATAATTAATTACGCTTTTTCTTCATTTTTGTCAAAGAAACCGTAGCCTTTGTTTGCTGCAAAATCACCTACACCTCCCATTAAAGTACTAGCAATATTTAACACAGGACTAACAGCTGATGCAGTTGCAAACAGATTATTTGCAGATACACCTAACATATCTGATCTAATATCTGCTTGTACTCCTCTTGTCCTCATATTGTTTACAGCCCTTACTTTGTTACTGTTCATTGTTAATTTATCTATTTCTTGCATAATTCTTTGTGTTAAAAAAACATCTCTAGTACTGCCTACCCCTAACTGTCCACCTCTTGCAGCAAATGATGCTCTAGTTTTACCAGTTTGCAATCCACCTGTCATTGTTTTTGTCATATACTGCCTGTCATATGCTCTTGCAATTTGCTGTGCCTGTAGCTCTAACATAGAAGCATTAATCTCTGTCATATCTTGTTCATGTTCAATACTTAAACCTCTACTTGTCGCTTCGTATCTTGCTTTATCTGCTGCTGCAAAACTGCCAATAATACCTCCTACAGTACTGCCAATTGACATTATGCCGCCTACTTTATTCCAATCTATTGCCATAAATTCAACACCTTTTTATTTTTATACTATAACTACAGTGTATCTGGTTACGGTTACACTATCCACCAATAGATAATTCTAAAGTAATACCAACAACTGTTAATGGTAATGGATCAGTTTGTCTAATAAATATTTGCCCAGTATCTTGCCAAGTAGGAGTCAACATTAATTTTATATCTTCTGTTTTTAAATTTGGTGGTGAACCATAAGGTTCTGTAGTACGTTGTTTTGCTTCTACTAATTTATTTTCTGTTGGCCCTGCAAATATTCCAGAACTTTCAAACACACGCAAATAAGCATGATTAATATTTTTAACACGACCTTGTCCACCTGCTTCCATTTGTAGTGCCAAGGGTAGTGTTTGCAAATCACTTATATAAGGTAAACCTACATGAACAACACTAGCAGCACGATTTAAAACTATACCTCCGTTAGAATCTACAACTCTAGTAGGATGGGCTGCACCGTCAGCTAATATGTTTACTGTTTTACCTATTAAATGACTTAATCCTAATAATGTTTTTTCTGCAATTTCATATGTACTAACAGCTGTATTTTGTAAACTGTTTGGCAAATCTCTGTCTAATCTTACTGTCGCAGTGTGATCATCACTAATACTTACAATATCGCACCTGTAAGTCTCAGTACCTTCTATAAGTACTATCGCATCGTTTATATCTGTAGTGTTATTAGGTGTGCTATTACTTTTAAATACACTAAAAGTATTAGGAAATTCTAAGGTAACAATACTGCCTTTTGTATAGGCTCCACCACTTGTAATTGTTACTGTTTTTGCAGTATTTGTATTTGTGCCGATATATGATTTACCACTGTCAACAAAAAAACTATCTCGTTGTGTTGCATATTCTCTTGTACCTAAACGCTCTATATATCTTTTTGTTGCACCATTAATAGTTCTTTTAACAACGCAATAAACTGCATCAACGCTACTTTCTGCAACTGCTGCGACACTTTCAAACAAACCATCTGTATCGTGTTGATGCCATGCTCCTACTTGCTGTTCTGGAACATATGTAAGACCTAACAATTTACCGTTAGTACTTATCATCCAAACAATTGGCACTGGAGCTTTTGCCAAAGTCATATCTACAACATCTAAATTATCAAACAAATGCGGTGCTCTTATAGATAAATCACCAGTAATAAAACCATTAGATTGCCAGTTATAGCCTAATTCCCTTGCATGACCACCACGACTAGCAATATAAACCATACTGTTATTAACAACTACAGGTTGTGTATCGTTAGCACCAACATATGATTGTGGTTTTACCGCTATAGATGTAGGTGTTATTGCATCACTGTTTACAGAAGTCACTCTCCACTCAGCTGCTTCTGTCATAAATAACAATTGTGTTAATGGAACTATATGTTTTATTCTGTTTGCTTCACGAGCAGCAACTTTAAATTTAATACGATCATCATCTCTTATTGGCAACTTAAATGACATATCACTTTCTGTGCCAGATCTTGTCATAAATATAGTTTGTGGTTCATTATTAGTACCTGCAAAAACTCTACGTTGTTCAAAATAAGAAACAGCATTAGGAAAATTATTAGTACCAGAAAATATAGTTTCGTATCTAGGAGGTGTTACTGAAAAATCTGGTGCAATATTATTGTCAATAATGTTGTATGTACTTGGATTACCAGAAGAATCATGATCTCTTTCTCCAATAAAACCAAATAAACCGGCTTGTTCTTTATAAACTCTGTACCTTAAAGCACCTGATACTTGATTCCAAGTAACAGTATTTTTTGCACCAGTAACAAAAATATTATTTGATACAGTGCCAGAACTTGATTGTTCACTTTCACGAATGCCATCTTGTGCTACTGCTGTTACGACATAAACATGATCTTCATATGTGTCAGAGTTTACGCTTGCTGATGAAGGTACATAAGCAGCTACAGATACACCTGTAGGGGCTGATATAGGTGCTGTAAAATCTATATTTGTAAACTCCCAATGTTGTGCACCATATCTCCTTAGTTCTGCTGCTTCGTGATTAGGATGTACTAACGTCATAACGTCAGAAGATTGTACAAATTTGATATCAAATAATTCTGTTTCTAAATATGGTGATGGTATTTCATACGTCATATCAGCAGGTAATGCATACCAATTTGTAGCGTTTGGTGGTGTGCTATTAGAATGTGCTGTTCTTGCGTAATAATTAACACCATTATATTTTGCTATATCGCCAACAGAATAATTAGTGCTGCTACTCCATGCTGATCCGTCTGTATATTGTAAGGTTGCACCTAATGTATGAAATCTAAAGTATGTATGGCCTATCTCAATAACCATTGTTTGTGACACATTGAATCTAAAAGGTATAACTCTTGTTTGTTTTGTAGAATCTTTTACTTCTTTTACAAAAAATAATCCCGGTCTATTTTCTGCCGGGCCTTGTGGTTTTGCAATAAAATTACGCATTGTTGCAGCACCTTGTTGATATTTACTATCATCAATACGGCCTAACATTTCTGGTGATATTTCACCACTAGAAAATGATTTAAGAAAAGTTCTTGTATTTGGCATTAATTACCTCCCGGATGTCCAAGGTACAATATGCTCTACTGTTATATCTCTATGTAAATTGTCTTGTTGTTTTGCACTGGCTAAATAAGTTCTCATTAATTCTGCACACCTTTTAACTTGTGCCATACCCTGATCACCTTTTATTATTGGCCCTGCCAACATAGATGCTAAATGCCAAGACAAAGTAACTACAAATAATGGAGAAAATTTAGTTGTATCAGTTACTAGCGATTGATATCGCAACATAGCATTATCTTGATTGGTGTATATATAAATCCCTTCTACTGCAAATTGTTGTGGTGTATATTGACCTGCTACGATTGTTGGAGAATAGTTAGATGTTATACCTCCGGGAGTATCTCCAGAAGACATTCTTGTAGCATAATCATTTTGTGCTGTTGGAGATATGATTGCAACAGGTGTCATCATGTCAGCAGGTGCTACATATGCATAATCCCATTGAGCAAGAGTATTAGTTGTCGTAGCTAAACTTGCACGTTTAGATGCAAAGTTCCAAGTGTGTGATTCCAACAAACTATTTCTTGCAATAGGATAAAATCTTGCAGCGTGTTCCGCTTGTGCAGAACCCTCTGGTGGATTTATCGAAGCAATAGTTGCATCATCGCCTAGATGTGCCAAGGCAAGATTGCAAATATCTATTTCAGTTGCCATTAGATCTCCTATAAAAAGAGGAGGTCAGCAGTAATACTACTGGCCCCCTGTAAATCAAATAAGAAGACCAAGCCTATTTTGTCGCAGCTTCAAGTTGTGCAATAAGAGTAGTTTTAGTTTGTCTTCTATCTAGTTCAATACCGATAGATCGACCATAAACTTCAAGTTCTGCTTTAGTCATCAATTCCAAATTGGAAGTTTGGACTTGAGAATCCACAGGTGTGTTTGTAGTAGACGCTACAGGCATCTCAGGTTCAACACCACCAACTAGTTCAAGATGTTTGCAAAACTCTCCGTTGTACTCAAATTCTTCACCTGCTTCGTGCAATGAATTGTCAACGAAACATTTAACTTTAGCTTTGTAAATAGGCATAGGTCATCCTTAGTTTAAGATACGGTGAAGCCAGAAGCGTAATATTTCTGTCCGTCACCTATTGTTTCTACTACGTCTGCAGTAACTTTACCTGCATTCATAGTACCTGCAACTGTATATCTAGCACCAAGATATCTTTGGCCTTTGCCACCGATGTCTGGGTTTAGACGTACAACAACATTCTTACCTAGAGTAAGTGCAGATGTAACAACTGCAGTACTACTACCAATAACAGTAGGTGTACTTAAGTTAGCACTTGCACTAGTAATAACTTCAAAAGTAATGCTAGTACCGTTTGCAAATGCTTCAGTAACTGCAAAGTTCATATATAAAGGTGTACCTTCACCTATGTCTCTTGCACTACCTAAGTCAACAGTGTTTGTAGAAACAGCAGTAGATGTAACTGCTTGATCTTCGCTCACTCTGAGCAGTTTGTCTGTAATCATTTCAGATCTCCTTTAGTAATAAATAAATTAACTTACCGCTGATTCGGTATTAATAAGAGCATCTACTCTTCTTAGAGGAACACCTAAGAATGATAAGTAGTTATTTGCAGTACCAAACTGTGATAGACCTTGTTCAATTGCTAAGACGTTTTGTGATTTGTCTAGTGCTTGAATAGCCATACCTGAGTGAACAGTTCTGTTCATGTAGAACGCTGCTCTACCCATAGACATATTTGGTATTCTGTACAATGCTCTAGCCATTAACTTAACTAGATTTGTTGATGCAGATGCTGTTTGTGTACCAGTGCTTCCAAGTAGGTCAGAAATGTCAATGTTGCAAATACGAACAACGTATCTCCAATCTTTAACAACTAAACCGTTCTTCCACTGATAACGAGTAGCAAAAGCTTGTAGTCTTGTGCCATCGCTGTTGTAAACAGTTTGCTCACCTAGATCTTCGTGTGTTAAACCTGCTTTAGATCCTT